CCAGGAAAAAAAGGATAAGGAAAAACAGATGAAAGTTGCCACGTAGGAAGTGGCGGAAGGACAAGCTATGAGAGTGATCATTGAAAATTATTCGAGAGTTCCATTGCCTGTAGCAGTTTTAATGGTTTTCTTAAAGCTGAATGGAAATTCAGATAAGGAAAAAGAGAGACATGTTGTAATTGAAAAGCAGGAAAAAATCGATGGAACGATCTTTACAGTGAGGGATGAATGATGAAAAAGAAAATTTTAGAAGGCGTAGGAATGCTTTTCGTAGCGATTGGCAGTTGCGAACAGCTTGTTATGTTTGCCTTGATAGGATTTTACCTGCTTTATAGAGTGGCGAAAGGAGAAGATTATGAAGATTGCAGCGAAGACGGAGATTAGTCCTCATGAGGAAGCACTGATTCAGGATTTTATAAAGCAAATGAAGCAGGAACATCCAAATTTGGAATTGTCTATGAATGACATTTATGATTCGGCACTTCGCACCGGAATAGACGCTGTGTTAGAGCAGATCCGTACAGACCGCAGACAGAAAATAATGGAGGACTGGATACATGAAACAAAAAGCTACAAAAGAAAAAATGATAGCGGAATATAAAACATGGTTTGCTATTTTCCTCAAATGTTTAAGCGAAATAAAGGTTGATGCTCAGATCAAGGCAGAATATACCGAGGAATACCGGCACAAATTAACAGGAATGCTTGTGCTGATGAATGGCATGAAAGTGATCACAGACGAAGAATATCTGACCATGTATAAAGAAGTGGAGAAAGAATTTAATACAGAACGATTATATGGCTTCAGATATCTTATGAGAACGGAGGTGTTCCATGCTGACCGTGACTGAGGTTGTGGAAAAGATCTTCAAACAGCCGGATATATTCAACAGCGATATGGCAGCAGGCGAGTACTGCAAGGCAAAGTGGACGTACATAAACACAGTGTTTGTGGCCGGATTCATTGAGATGGACAGGGAAGCACTGGACAGGCTGTTAGAGCTGTTCAACGAGAAAAAAGTGAAGGAAGCATTCAGGAAAGCAGGTGGACCAGATGATACAGGATGCAGACCTAAAAGGAAAACTGATCCTGCAGGCTGACATATTCCAGCATCATTACAGAAAAAAGGAATATGCAGAAGCAAAGCTGATAAGGGAAAGGGCAGGGATAGTCGCAGTGTTCATACGGCTGCCGGAGAAAGAGCGCACAGAGCTTTTTGGAGACAGGCAGGGAGACGAACCGGTAGAAGGATTGTTTGATGAAGAGAAATGCATTAAGGCGGGATTTGAGAGCATTAAGAGAGGCTTTGACATGCAGAGGATGACATATGAGGATGTCATGGCATTGGTAAATAAAAAAAGGGGTTAAGAAACTAGCACTTTCTTAACCCTGTGAGTAAAAACGTTGGGAACGTATAACTCTATATTTATATTACCACAAAAAGCCTGAAAATGCAAGGAAAACGGGGATTTTTCATCTCCGTTTCAGCCTTGATAAAGATATTAAACTTAGGACACGGTGGGGATATGACAAAAAGGAAACAGCACAGGTTTAAAGGTGGAAAGATCATTGATGTGGAAGAATACCACGATGGGAGATATGGAGCACCGGGATGTAAGAGAGAGAAGAAAAAGAATCCGACCAAAGAGCAGATACAGAAGATCAATGCGTGGAATAAGGCAAGACGATGCAGGTGGAAACTGTTGGAGTATTTTTCTCCCGGTGACTGTTTTGCAACATGGACATATGAGGTAAAGAACAGACCGCCGGATATGGCAGGAGCATTGAAAGATTTCCAGAAAGCAATGCGGAGCGTGAGAAAGGAATATAAGAAGCGTGGACAGGAATTGTTCTGGATCAGGAATATTGAAAGGGGAACAAAGGGAGCGTGGCATATCCATCTGATCGTGAATGAGATTGGAGAGACAGCGAGTATTTTACAGAGAGCCTGGACGAAGGGCGGCACATGGTCAATCGAGATCAGGAACAGTAAATACTATGATGAAGATTTTTCCAAATTATCAAGCTACATGACTAAGGATGAACATACAACAGATAAGAAATCGGATGGAAGCCCGGAAAAACCACGTATCAGCGAATCCAATTATAACTCAAGCCGGAATATGCCATTGCCAGAGCCGAAGGTGGATAAGCTGGTACGGTGGAAATCAGAGCCGAAACCGAAAAAGGGCTATTACATATCACAGATCCATGAGGGAATCAATCCGGTAACAGGATATAAATACAGGAGGTATACGATGATCCGATTGAAAGAAGGTGACAGCGGATGAAGGAAGTGAGCATTTACATAGTGACCGGGATTAGGGGCAGATGGCAGCAGGACGGACATATAGGATATGCGCTTGAATACTATAAGGAAAACTGCAAGTACCCGGCGGTGATAAGGGAAGTTGTACCGGTGCAACAGATGAATGAGAACCGATCGACCTTAGAATCCCTTATCATGGCACTGCACCGGATGAGAGAAAAATGCATATTAACAGTCTACACGGAATCCAAGTACCTGTACAGCGGATATGAGGATGCAGAGTATGTAAAACGCTGGAAGAAAAACGACTGGACGAGGTCGGACGGTCACGAGATAAAGAACCGGGACAAGTGGCAGGAACTGGACAGGCTCATGCAGGGCAATCTTGTTCGGATTCTGCTGAACGAGACAAACGCTTATACCGAGAGTTTACGGCAAGAAATCAAAATGAAGGAGAGATAAATTATGGCATTATTTGAAAGATTTGGAGAATTTGACTCTGTGGAAGAATTGAACATGACCGCAGAGGGATTAAAGGAAGAGGGAGACCTTGAAAGCCTTAAGGTGTTGGCAGAGGAGAATGGACTGGATGCAGCAGACGCAGAGGATTATGCAGACGGAATCGTGACGGAGCTGGCAAGTGACCTAATGGCGGCAGCGGGAAAGATTGCAGTTGAGAGCAAGGCGCTGGGAATTGATGGGATCATGTCAGACTGGAAAGACACTGTGATAGAGGAATGTGCGGAAGACAAAGCTTTCTGTGCAGCAGTCAGAAAAAAGGGAAAATACCTGAAAGAATACATGGCAAAGCTGATCCAGTACTCTTTTGAGAATAAAGTACAGGTAAGTGCCGAGATCCTTAAGATCACAAAAGTAAAACACAACGGAAAACTGGAAAATTTCAACGGACCGCTTTACCTCGGCATTCCAAACAGAATGGAAGTCAGGAAAATAGCCAGAAAGTATTATTTGGGAGAGTAGAAAGATGCTTGCATATAAAGGGTTTAACAGCAATCTTACCTGCACAATGGGAAAAGGAACGTTCCAGTATGAGCAGGGAGTGAAATATACAGAAGAAAATGCACACTGTGGTGCAGATGGATTCCATGCAACAGACGATCCACTGGGGGTATTGAGTTATTATAACAAATCGGATGACCGCTATTTTCTGGTGGAACTTGGTGGCAATATTGACGAGGACGGAGTGAACAGCAGGATATCTGCACCGGAGATCACGCTCATGAGAGAACTGTCAAAAACAGAGATGTACATGAGAGGTCTTATCTGGATGTCCAGACATCCAAAAGCGAAGATAGCGTCAGTTGTACGTGAAGAAACCGGGGATGCAGCAGGATCAGGGTATGTGATCGTGAGAGGAAAACATCCAAAAGCCAGAGGAAAGAAAGGTGACCTGCTTTACATAGCAAAAGAGAACAGAGCCGGAGAGATAACAGATGCCGGTGTATATGAGATCGGGATAGATGGTTTCGAGGAAGATGTCTTTTATGGTGTAGACGGAAAGGCGGTACACGATGAATAAAAAAGAATTGGAAAATCTGCGGACGCTGAACGCAACAAAAAGCATGATAGAGGCATTACGGATGTCGGGAAAGAAAAATGACTGGAACGGTAAACAGCATAAATACAGATATTGGCTTGCGACGAGATGCCAGCAGTTAGGTGGAATATTAAAAGTCTCGATCTGCACGAGGGAGGATATTGAGAAGAATATCTTAAAACCAAAATGGGATATTTTCATCAATTATGAGGGAGAAAGCTATATCACAAGAGAAAGACAGGAAGACGGAACGTATAAGTGGCGTACAGCAATGATCGACAACCTGGAAGAAGGCTACTGGTATAACGGAGAATACGATACATACATGTATTTTAATGCTGGGGGCTTATATACGATAAAAAAACTGCTTAAAACCAAGCAGGCAGGAAGTGCCGGGATCATGGAATGGCAGCAGGGGTGTAAAAAAAGAAGGGAAGATGAGCGCGTCAGGAAATTGACAGATAAGTGGGATGAAGTGATGAAGCCTGTGGGCGAGCCGCCGAAAGGCTTTAGGGACTGGTATGAGCATAACGGCTTTGACGGAAGCAATTTTATTTACTATAAAGGCGCCGGTGCGAAGACCGGGTACTGCACATCCTGCCTGAACACGGTACAGCTTGACGTAAAACCAAAACACAACATGTCGGGAAAATGCCCGGTATGCCATAGAATTATAAATTATGTTTCACGCGCAAAAAAGAAAAATGACGTCCATGTGGGGTGCAGGGCATTTACATACATCCAGCGTTATAAAGACGGGCTCATCCAGCGGAGGTTTATAGCAGGAAGAACAGACAAAGTGAATACACTGGGTGTAAACAAGTGCGATTTCTGGGAAAAAGAGACACACCGGCAGATTGTGAGCGCAGGAGGGGTAAAGGTATACGAGTACGGGGAATACAAAAAAAGAAAAATATGCTGGCATGAAACAGACTCATATTGTGTTCCGTCTGACGGCAGCATGGTGTATGCAAGAAATCTTTCAAACGTATTCAGACACTCCAGGACATCCTATCCTATCGCAGTAAAAAGTGGATGCGTGGAAGATATCGGGCGTTATATGAAAAAAGAAAAAGAAAGGCCTCTGATAGAGATGTGCATGAAAGCAGGACTCACGATGCTGGGAAGGTATTTCCTCAATGATTGGGGATATAAAAATACAGAGAAAAATATCAATGCACATGAACTTGGAAAGATGCTCTGCATTGATAAGGGGAGATTAAAAAGACTAAAGGATATAAATGGGAACGGAAAGATTTTGAGGTGGCTGCAGGAAGAAAAGAGAAACAACACCGTATACCAGGATGAGGACATCATGACCTTATGCGAGGCAGACATCTACCCGGAAGACACAAAACGCAAAAATCCTTTTCAATATCTGTCCATGCATAAAGTCTGCAACTACCTGAGAAAGCAGCAGGAGTACAGAAGATCACTTGGAAGAAAAGAGAGCATGTGTTACCTGTGGAGTGACTGGTGTGATTATGTGGACATGATGCAGAAAATGAAAATGGACTGCACGGTAGAACTGCTTTTAAAACCGAAAGACCTCACAGTGGCACACAATGAACTGGTGACGAGGATATCTCTTAAGGATTCAGAAAAAGAGATCCGGGAAAAGGAAAAGAAATTCAAAAATGCAAAGAAACTGTTGGAATCAGGGGAACTGAAAAAATATGAATACAGTGACGGCAGGTACTGCATCGTATCACCGGAAAGCATTAAGGACGTTTACGAGGAAGGCATTGTTTTAAAACACTGCATTCACACATGCGACATTTATTTCCAGCGGATGGATATCAGGGAGACATATCTGTTATTCCTGCGGAGGACAGAAAAGCCGGATGTGCCGTGGTACACACTGGAGATAGAGCCGGGCGGAAATATAAGACAGAAAAAATCAGTGCTGAATGAAGCTTATAAGGATCTGGATAATGCAATGCCGTTTTTGAAAAAATGGCAGCAGTGGGTAAAGAAAAATCTGTCTGCGAAAGATAAGAAGCTGGCAGAAAAGAGCGACAAGGCAAGAAAAGATGGATATAAGCAGTTAAGAGAAGAAAAGAAACTGATCTGGCACGGCAGGCTGCAGGGAACACTGCTTGCGGACGCACTGGAAAACGATTTCATGGAAGTTGTATAGGAGGAGAACAATGGAACAGGTAATAGGATACAGATCATATCAGGAATATAAGCAGGAACTGGATACAGAACTTAAGAAAACCGCAGAGGGATTTGTGCGTATCGGATATTTGTTAAAAGTGGCACGGGATACCAGTATTTTAGCGGAAAGCCAGTATGACAATGTAGTAGATTTTGCACGTGCAGAGTATGGTCTTGACAAGACACAGGTAAGCAGGTTCATGAACATCAATGATAAGTTCTCAGAGGGCGGATATGCGCCGGAACTGAAAGCAGAATATCAGGGATTCGGGTACGCAAAATTATCAATCATGCTTCTGCTCCCGGAAGATGTCAATAATGTGCTGACACCGGATTATAGCAAAGCAGAGATCCAACAGATCAAGGACGAAGTAGACGAAGAGAAAAAAACGACAGATATCGAGGTCATGCTGGAAGAAAAGGACAGTGTGCAGCAGTCATTCAACACAAACCTTGAAAAAGCTGTGTACCAGCTCGGAAAGGACGCACCGGAAGTCTACAAGAGACTGTGGGAATCAGCAGTAAAGAACGGAGAGTCAGGGAAACGCTTTATCGAGAATCTGATACCGGATGAAAAAGCGATGTACATTGTGCGCATTCCGGGAGCCGGCAGATGCATGTTGAGCATGAAAGCGGAAGAGGACACGGTAAAACTGATCAATATCAGGGATTCCTCTGCGAATGAAACCTACACAAAGCAGAAATTAGAGGATGCACTTAAGAAAATGCTGCCAGATACAGACACATGGAGAAATGCATGGGTGAGCCTTTACGGTGAAAAACTTCAGGCAGAGAAAAGTGCAGCAGTTGCACCGGTACAACCAAAGGCGGCACCAAGAAAAGAAAGTAAGGTTATCGTTCCAAAGAAACCTGAACCGGAGAAAAGCGTGCAGAATATCCCGGAAAGCGTTTCAAAAGCACAGGAAAGCGTGCCGGAATCGAAAGAAACCGTTTCAGAAACAGCGCAGAAAAAGGAAATGACATTGAATGATGTGAACCCGGAGATTCCTGCTCCTGATCCGAAACCAATCGAAGAGGATGTACCAGAAGAAAAGCCGGATGTGCAGCAGGATACCAATGAACAGATACCGGGACAGGACGAGATTGAGAATCATCCAGAGTATATGCCGGAGAAGAAAACGGACAAGCAGATCATTGTGGAGGCAAAACGCACAATTGATGCGATTCGGGAAAATTTAAGCGGATGGGAGTATACAGTACCGAAAACACAGTTGACAGTAATATTAGAGCGTGTGGATTATCTGAAAGAGACTCTGCAGGGGCTTGCGAAGGGAGAAGCAGATGAAAGTAATGTTTAGGATCAGGCTTTTCTTATGGGCGGCATGGGTGAGGATACCGAAGCCGTGGAGAAAAAGAAAATACAATAAAATATTTGAGCAGATGCAGCAGGCGGTGAAGAAATGAGGAAAAGCAAAAAAAATAAGGTCAACTACAATTTTCCAAAAGAAACCTGTGAACTGATCGCAGAAAGGGATGGTAATGAGTGCCTGTTCTGCAAAATGCAGTACCACATGGACAAGTGCAGATCAGAAATGCTTTTAGGGATACCGGACATCATGCATTACATAAATAAAAGCCAGGGTGGACTTGGTACTGAGAAAAATGGTGTGCTTGGATGCCGCTATCACCATGGATTGCTGGATAACGGCAACTTAGGACTCCGGCCGGAAATGTTAGAGATCATGAAAGAGCACCTTATGCAGCAGTATCCGGACTGGTCAGAAGATGGGCTTGTCTATAAAAAATGGGATTTTCCAACTTTTGGATAATATATCACGTAACTGTCAACAGAGGATTTCAGGAAGCGTAGCTGGGGCTTCCGGAAGAAAGGAGAATTATGAAACAGCCAAGTAAACCGACAAGAGCACAGAAAGTGATCATTTCTGCACACAAACTAAGACCGGAAAACTGGATGGTAGTATACGAGAGCAAGGACACATTGGAAGTCATCAGTAAAAAGACATCCATGCGGAAGGTTTTGAACAAGTGAGGCGGAATCATGCAAAAGAAATGTAAATATTGTGGGAAAGAATTTGACGCTACGAAATCAAAGCGTCTGTATTGCAGCGATAAGTGTAAAAAGAGTAGATGGAGAGAAAAGGATAAAAAGAGGCAATACGGTGTGCATATGGAAAATCCGAATGCAGCAGTCGTTGATATAGCGGTAAAGGCAAGGGAAGCCGGTATGACATACGGACAGTATATAGCGAAGATGGGAGGCACAAATCATGCGTAAAAACACAAAAAAATATAAAAGAGAGCTTGCAGCAGCAAAAGCAGATATCAAGAGATTACTCAGTGAGGAGCATGTGCCGTGTGAGTTTTGCAGATATGAATCACGAATGGATGTACCGTGTACACAGGGAGACAAGGAATGGTGCCGACAGCATGCAATCTGGAAAGGAGTATCAAATGGACGAGAAGGACGCAATTAGTATTTTAAATATGATTGAAGCACATGGGGCTTTACCAGTAAAAGCAAAAGAGATGGCAATCAATGCGATTGAAGAGGTGCAGCAGTACCGGGCGATTGGTACGCCGAAAAAAATAAAAGATTTATTAGAAAAAGCAGCAGAGGAAATTGAAAACCTGTATGGTAGAGAAACACAATTATCCGAAGAAATCAGAAAATCTTTGGACAGTTAACTTAGAATTTAAGTGAGGTAGAATTATGGCGCAATGGAATAAAAATACAGTACCAAAATGTAAAGATAAAACCTGTTCAGATGAAGTACTTGTGACTATTGAAACGCAGGGATGGAAAGGTGGAATTTATCGGAGAGTAGTCAAAGCAGTATATATTCCATACCACCACTGTACCGTAGAAGACATGGGATGGAATATGCCAGATGGAGTTCCAGATGATTGGGAATATATAGAAGAAAATGATAATTGGTGGATTCCACAAGGCTGGTATGAGGTATGTGATTACTCACCTGACGATTATTCATATTTTACAGTCACTGATAAGGTAATTGCATGGATGAATCTGCCAAAGGCGTATGAGCCGAGGCTCAAGCAACTAAACTGAAAGAGGGGTATGAAATGTCACGATGCATAACATATCAATCCGGTGGATTCACAAATTACGGAATTAGCTATCGGAAATACAGTCAGGAAGAATTGGAGGAAAGGAAAACTATGTGCACAATGGAATGGAAAGAGGTTGAACCAGAACAAAGTGATTGGGAAAAACAAGTAAACATAGTCGCTTATTACGGAAGTGTAACTATTGGAAGTATTGTTTACTGCGGTGATGAGATAGGATGGCAGTCCGTGATTGATGGTCGCATGGATTTCATGCAAGCAAAATCCTTAGAAGATGCAAAAAGGGAAATGATTGATATACTGGACAATCATTGTACTGATCAGATTAACTATTATGAGGAACTGCGAGAAAGCATTGAAGAATTAAACTGAACTTTAACGGAGGTAAATGATGGAAGCAAAATATAGAGTATGGGATAAAGATAGAAAAGAATATTTATCAGCTGGCATGGTGTTTATAGGAATTCTGCCAAAAAGCAGACCGGTTAAAAGTGAAATCTATTTGGATATAATACAGGATCCAGATAGGTATAAGGAGAGATTCATTATTGAACAATGTGCAGAATTAAAGGACAAGAACGGAATAGATATATTCGAGGGAGATCGATTAAGAGCACATGGAAATCCAGCTGATATTTGCGTTGCTGAATATGGAGAATTTAATGTAATCAATGCAGAAACGCTGGAAGTTATTGATCGTGTCATTGGATGGCATACACACGTATTAAAAACAGATGCAATGTCAGAATGCGAACCATTTTGTATGACAATGCCACTCAATCAGGAATATATAAACAGATGTGAGTATGAGGTATTGGCAAAAACAATTCATGAAGTAAAAATGGAAAAAGTTAAAAGCTGAACTTTAACGGAGGTAAATGATGGAAGCAAAATATAGAGTGTGGGATAAAGATAGAAAAGAATATCTATCGGCTGGCATGCGGAAGATTTTGGATTAACCGCATATAAAGAATACAAGATATTAGGATATGATGGTGACAGCATTAAAATAAAAAAAGATGATGGTAAAGAAGATTGGTTTAGCATTGATTTTTTTATTAAACTTAAACATTTTGTGTGGGTGAAAGAGCCATTTGGAGAAAAATTTACGACGAGTTTTAAGAGTGGCTCTTTCAAAGAAATTATAACAACAATATCATAGTATGTAAATTCAGAAAATCGGTACTATTTCTTACAAATCAAGAAAGAATTTTAGCAAAGGAGGCGACCGAATGAATACGACAAAGCATGGCGTAGAAATGAGAGCAAAGATAAAGGAAGCAGTCATACAATATATAGAAAAACATGGATATGCTCCAACCGTTCGAGAAATTGGGACTATGGTGGGGTTAGATAGCACATCAAGTGTGCACAATCATTTAATGCACATGATAGACAATGGAGAACTTGAAACAGATGATAGATACAGAAGTGCAAGAGCTCTTAGAGTACCTGGATATAAATTTGTAAAAAAATGAATATTGAAAAAATGCACAGTAAAGATTATGATTATATTATAATAATTAGCGCCATAGAGCCGAATGTATAGAACTTAAATGTTTTATATGTCCGGCTCTTTTTATTTTGGAGGAAAGATGTATAGGACACAAAGGAATTATGAAAATGTACAGCGAATGCTATTTGATGGAATTGGGGAGTATGACATACCACAGATAGAACCTACACAATTTAATAATGCAGAATTTATTGGATTTAATTATGCCAGAAATGCAAAAGAACCAGAGAACAAAGCGGTGCATTTCTTCTTGGATGATTACCAGTTTACCAGAGTATGGACAGAACCGGACAAATACATTCCGATGCTACAGCGATTCAAGTACGTGCTGACACCGGATTTTAGCCTGTATACGGATTTCCCAAAGTCATTGCAAATCTATAACCATTATCGTAAGCACTGGATTGGTGCGTACTGGCAGATGCATGGTATAAATGTTATCCCAACAATCTGTTGGAGTGATCAGAAATCATTTGAATGGTGTTTCGATGGAGAACCTACACAAAGTGTTGTTGCAGTATCTTCCGTTGGAACACAGAACAATAAGGAAAAGAAACGATGTTTTCTGGACGGCTATCATGAGATGGTGGAGAGGTTACAACCTACACAGATTATCTTTTATGGCAGAGTACCAGATGAATGCAAGAAAAATATTATACACATAAAGCAGTTTAGTGAAAAATGGCATGAGGCGGAGGTATCACAATGGTAGTAAATTTACAATTTTTGGGTGGGCGTGGTAGTTCTAGTGGACTGGGTGGCAGCAGCGGAGACCAGAGAAGAAGCACACGCGGCAGACGCGGAGAAAGGAAAGACATTTAATGGGCGGCAGAGGAGCGAGTAGTGGGATAAGCGATAGCGGCAAACGATATGGAACTGAGTACAAGACCATTGCACAATTCGGAAATGTAAAAGTAGTCCGAGCCAATGATGGCGGAGCGAAGGCTCCGATGGAAACAATGACACCAGGGCGTGTATATGCTACAGTAGATAAATTCAACGACATTAAATATATCACATTTCATGATGCTGAAGGAGAAAGAGTGAAGCAAATTGATGTGAAAGGAAAGAAGCATAATGGAGCATTGCCACACACTCATAACGGATATGAACATGACGAATATGGAACATATCCAGGATTGTCTGGGAAAGACGAAAAGTTAGTAAATAATGTATTGCAGCAATGGGAACGCAAACGAAAGAAATTGAATTTATAAATGGGATATGGTATATTTAAGTTGCAAGGCTATAGTTCACAGAGGAGAATACCGCATAGCGGAGAGCCCGGTGCAATTCCGGGTAACTTGCATAAGGTAGAAGATAGTTTAGGCTGGCAGAACAGGTTGATAGACAAGGCATCGGTTCAATTCCGGTTGACTACCAAGAGGATGTACCACAATGGTATGTCCTTTTTATTTAAAAGTGCAGCAGTTGCACCGGTGCAACTTGTTGACTTGTATCAAAAAAGAAAATATAATATGTGTAACAGAGCCGATGAGCCAAATACATGGAGAAAAACCGTGTATTTGGCTCTTTTTTTAATTTATAGGAAATTTCTCAAATC